AATACAACGAGTGCAATTGTACCATCTTTAATAGAATCTTCTTTCTTAATAAAAGCGTATGTTCCTTGTTTTAACATAGGTTCCATTGAATCACCGTTAATTAAAATGCAAAAATCAGCATTTGATGGCGCTTCATCTTCTTTGAAAAATACTTCTTCGTGTAATATATCATCGTACAATTCTTCTCCGATACCAGCACCAGTTGCGCCACACGCAATATACGACACTAACTTAGATTCTTTATATTCATCTATAGAAGTGACTTTATTTTGTTCATCTAACTGACTATTCGCGTAGTTGAGTACATTGCTTTGTCTTGGAGGCGTGAGCTGAGATGATATGTTATTAATTTTTGACATCACAGTTTCCTCTTGGCGTTCTTCATCGGGTACGCGATAAGAATTTACATCATATCCCATAAGCCACGCTTCACCGACATTTAAAGTTTTAGAAAGTAGGTAAATTCTATCTTGGTCAGGAGATTGTACATCGTTAATATATTGAGACAAAGTACTTTTACTTAAAGATATACCTAGTTGCTTTTGATAAGGTTTCGATTTATTAATGATATCTACTTGTTTTAAATTTCTTATTTTCATGATGTGTTTTAGTCTGTTTGAAACTTTTTCTCTCATTTAGTGCACCTCCGTTTGATAACTTTATAATAAACCTTGTTGAACAAAAATTCAATAAAAAAGTTCATAAAACATGAATTTTTGTGTTGACTTAATTCAAAACAAGGTGTAAAGTATAGTTAAGTTCACGATACATGAACTTCAAAGGAGGTGTTTTTTATGTGTTACGACTACTCGCGTTTGAGTGGTAAGATAGTTGAAAAGTATGGCACTCAGTACAATTTCGCTATTGCTATGAAGTTGTCCGAGAGAAGCTTATCCTTAAAACTCAACGGAAAAGTTGGGTGGAAAGATAGCGAAATATGGAAAGCTATACAATTGCTAGGTATACCGGTAGAAAAAATACATTTATATTTTTTTAAAGAAAAAGTTCACGTTTGATGAACTAGAAAGTGGAGGACATCATGGAACAAATCACGTTAACCAAAGAAGAGTTGAAAGAAATTATAGCGAAAGAAGTTAGAAATGCTATAAAAGGCGAGAAACCAATCAGTTCAGGTGCAATTTTCAGTAAAGTAAGAATCAATAATGACGATTTAGAAGAAATCAATAAAAAACTCAATTTCGCAAAAGATTTGTCACTAGGAAGATTGAGGAAGCTTAATCATCCGATTCCACTAAAAAAGTATCAGCATGGCTTCGAATCAATTCATCAAAAAGCTTATGTACAAGATGTTCATGATCATATTAGAAAATTAACATTATCGATTTTTGGAGTGACGCTTAATTCAGATTTGAGTGAAAGTGAATATAACCTAGCAGCAAAATTTTACAGAGATATCAAAAATTATTATTTATATATCTATGAAAAGAGAGTTTCAGAATTAACCATCGATGATTTCGAATAAAGGAGGAACAACAAATGTTACAAAAATTTAGAATCGCTAAAGAAAGAAGTAAATTAAAACTCAATTTACTAAAACATGCAAACAGTAATTTAGAAACAAGAAACAACCCTGAACTGTTGCGAGCAGTTGCAGAGTTGCTTAAAGAGATTAATCGATAAATTCTATGAATTCGATTTTAGCTGAAGCGATAGCTACTATTTTGTCTCCAACAAAAGTATATGAGCCATTAGTGAACAAGGAACTTTTAATTTTTTCTTTTGATATTTCAACAGTTCCGCGATGACCTGACTTTATCACTTTTTCTAAATTATTGATTTCAACAAATTTATCATTAGAAAGATATAAACAAGCTTTCATACTTATCACCTCCTTAGGTTGATAACAACATTATACACGAAAGGAGCATAAACATTATGCAAGCATTACAAACAAAATCGAACATCGGAGAAATGTTCAACATACAAGAAAAAGAAAATGGAGAAATCGCAATCAGTGGTCGAGAACTTCATCAAGCATTAGAAGTTAAGACAAGATATAACGATTGGTTTGAAAGAATGATTAATTATGGCTTTGAAGAAAATATTGATTATACAGCTCTTACTCAAAAAAGAGTAACAGCTCAAGGTAACGCTATTAATTATTTAGACCACGCACTCACACTAGACACTGCAAAAGAAATCGCAATGATTCAACGTAGTGAACCCGGTAAACGTGCAAGACAATATTTCATCCAAATTGAAAAAGCATGGAACAGCCCAGAAATGATTATGCAACGTGCTTTAAAAATTGCTAACAACACAATCAATCAATTAGAAACAAAGATTGAACGTGATAAACCAAAAATTGTATTTGCAGATGCAGTAGCTACTACTAAGACATCAATTTTAGTTGGAGAGTTAGCAAAGATCATTAAACAAAACGGTATAAACATCGGGCAACGCAGATTGTTTGAGTGGTTACGTCAAAACGGATTCCTTATTAAACGCAAGGGTGTGGATTATAACATGCCTACACAGTATTCAATGGAACGTGAGTTATTCGAAATTAAAGAAACATCAATCACACATTCGGACGGTCACACATCAATTAGTAAGACGCCAAAAGTAACAGGCAAAGGACAACAATACTTTGTTAATAAGTTTTTAGGAGAAAAACAAACAACTTAATAGGAGGAACGAACAATGCAAGCTCAAAACAAAAAAGTCATCTATTACTACTATGACGAAGAAGGTAATAGACGACCCGTTAATATTCAATACAACGATGGCTACGACTTAATGATAGACCAGCGTTTTATTGAAATGACGCTTGAAAGACATCCGCATTTAAAAAATAACTTTTATGGATTAATAGATGGAAAAGAATTTAAGTTAGATTAAATTTTTGTGTTAGATAATTAAAAGCTAATTTGCTTAGCAATGTTACGGACATACTAGTGGTTTTGTTTGCGACTTTTTTAACTTCTTTCCAAGTGTGATTGTCTCGGATATTATCTAAAAATTCATGCCCTGACCAAGTTATATCGTTAATTGTATAACCATAAATATGTCCATCTTCCCAACCGAATTTAACACTAACATACTTTGCTTCTTCCAGTTTTAATAATGCATACATTACAGTTTCAAAATCATATTTTCCAAATACAACATTATCTTTGAAATTGTATTCGGTGAGCGGTTCACCAATCTTTTTATTAGTTTCAATTTCTAACAAAAGATGTCTAACACAATCATGATCTAATTTCATACTTATCACTACCTTAGGTTGATAACAACATTATACACGAAAGGAAAGATAGAAATGCCACATATTTTAAACGTAACAGTTCCAATACCTGAAACACACGTGCTTATCACAAAAGATGAATATGAAGAGTTAATAGCTTACTCATTAGACCCTGTATGGAACATGAGCGACTTAAAGAAGAAATTAAAAATTGCATCTGATGAAACAATCAAAGACAGGTTATTATTTCACCCTAGACTCGAAAAAGAGTTAAGAGCACAAGGTATCGTACATTATCCTGATGAGAATTTTAATCGTTGGAGGTTTAACGCAAGAAGGATGCATAAGTTTGTAGATGAACATTTTAATGAGATTTACAAAGGAGGGCACAACAAATGAGTAAAACTTATAAAAGCTACCTAGTAGCAGTACTATGCTTCACAGTCTTAGCGATTGTACTTATGCCGTTTCTATACTTCACTACAGCATGGTCAATTGCAGGATTCGCAAGTATCGCAACATTCATATTCTATAAGGAATACTTTTATGAAGAATAAAAAAACTGCTACTTGCGCCAACAAGTAACAGTAACAAACATTTAAGAAATAAAATTCAAGTTAAATATAAAACGAAAAACGGAGGAAGTCAACCATGACTAAAAATTATAAAGACATGACGCAGGAAGAAATAAAAGACTTATTATCTGAAAAAACGGCAGAATTGTATGAATTAGCGAAAGAAATTAAGGGAGAAAGTAAATTTGATATTTTGCTTTTCTCATCAATAGGAGTTATCGACGGAGATTATTTAGCAGGTTCAAGTTCTGTGATTGGTCATACTTTTGATCTTGCTTACTTATTGGATAGCACTAAGAGTTATAAAGATATTGTCAATGTTCTCCAAATGTGTAAATCACAAAAAATTCTCGGTATAGATGACGACAAGGAGGACTAAAACAATGTATTACAAAACGGGTGACGTATGTCGAAAAATATTTAATGTAGATGGCTTTGATTTTCAATTAAGAGTTAAGAAGCGAGCATATAGTGTCGAAATAGTCGTTTTAGATCATGAAGGAAATTCAATTGACGGGCTACTAGTTTCTGACGAGAACGATCTATACACAGCTTTAGATATTTTGAAACAAAGTATTTATGAATGGATTGAAAATAACACAGATGAACAGGACAGACTAATTAACTTAGTCATGAAATGGTAGGTATAAGCATGAGAGATACAGAAAGAAATATATTGAATATTTTTAAGACGTTATTCGACGAA